TCGACTCTACACAAGAGGAGGAGACTTACTCGATGGTTACTGCGAACCGTTTCTGGTCACAGATCTTCGGTATTGCTTTTAGTAACAAGCGTTGGTTGCATTTCTTTATGCTCTTCGTGCCCGTCATGGGTCTCTGGACTGCTTCTATCGGTATTATTGGACTCGCTCTTAATCTACGTGCTTACGACTTTGTATCTCAAGAGATTCGTGCAGCGGAGGATCCTGAATTCGAGACCTTCTACACCAAGAATATCCTCCTGAATGAAGGACTCCGTGCTTGGATGGCACCTGCTGACCAACCACATGAGAACTTTGTATTCCCAGAAGAAGTTCTACCTAGAGGTAACGCACTATGATTAAATCTCTCTTCACTTTTATGTTTGCTGCATTGATGTGGGTGCAAGTCCCACAGTGGCAGGATGATTGGTCTAAGTGTGCGGTTGATGTACCAGACACAGCTTGTCATTGGTATATCACAGCACCTGATAGCACCATGGGTGAAGGATTTAGTTGGGCGAATGCTCCATGGTTCAGTGCTGAAGGTCTCCGTGATATTGGAGAACTTCACAACACAGTTCAGTCTCTACAGGAAGCATGATGAAGCGATTAACTAACTCTAATCGCTTCATGATTGACCACCTCTTAAAGATATGATATGATGGGGTGGAAACGCCCCATTTTTTTATACATAGAATTAAACCATATGAATATTAAAATCTATACCTCTACTGGTTGTACTTGGTGTTCTAGAACTAAAGAGCTATTGAGTAGAGCAAATATTACAGATTACAATGAAATTCTTTGGTCTGATCTTCCTCAAGAAGAACAAGATCAGTTTCATATTGACTATCCAGATGTACAAGGATTTCCTGTTGTTTTTATTGATGGGGAATACATTGGTGGATTAGTTCCACTCGCTAAAAAGTTTCTTGCAGATGGATTGGTTACCACATCCAAAAAATGAAAGAACTTAAAATAAATAAAGGCATAGAGCTCATGCTCAGGAGGGCAAAACAAAAAGAAATGCTACCCCGTAAGGGATTTATTATTACGAAGGCGTTTTCCCTCTTAAAACGAGAAGTTTATTTCAACTTTGAATTTAAGTGGGACAAAAAAGAAACTTAAGTTCGGAGTTGAACAATGACAGAAATTTTATTCGTTTATTTCTCAGCAACAGCATCATTTGTATTTCTATGTGTCGGTGTCTTTGCTGGTTGGACAGTAAATGAAAAGATGCATGAGTATCTCTACGTTAGAGAAACAGAAAATGAAAACCTCCACCCAGAAATGTATGATAGTCAAGGACAATGGATCAATGAAGAACTACTCTCTGTTCGCTTTTTAAATGAAGAGGAATTGGAGGAAGAATAAATAATAATTAAGGTATACCAATAGTCATGAAATTATTACTCAATGAAGTGCTGCAAAAGGTCAGCAATGCTAAGACCAAAGCACAAAAAATTAAACTGTTACAGGAATATAATACACCAGCACTCAGACAAATTCTGATTGCTAACTTTGACGAGAGTGTAATCTCTATGCTCCCTGAAGGGAACGTTCCCTACAAGGAGAATGAAGCGCCTGAAGAGACAGAACATACGAAACTTACACATGAGTATCGTAAACTCTATCTCTTCTTCAAGGGCGGTGCAAGCGTCTCTCAGACTCGTAGAGAAAACCTATTCATTCAACTGCTAGAGGGTTTACATAAAGGCGAAGCTGAGGTATTATGTCTGATGAAGGACAGGAAAATCGGCAAACGCTGGAAAATTACTAAACAGTGTGTCGAAGAAGCCTTCCCCCAGATCGAATGGGGAAACCGTAGTTAATTACTAATGAATATTCTTCACGAAAATTGCGACCCTAAATTAGCAGATGATACATCACTACCATGTACTGCTTATATTATTGAGTACAACACTGAAGGTGGTGTTCAACATGACATTGTTATATCTGCTAAGAAATCAGAGATATTTGATCACTACTGGGACAAGTATCACAGTGTGATTAGTATGAACCAAACAGAGGGTAGAGCTAATCCTAAACTCTGGCAAGATCCAAATGCTAAACCTGCAAAGAAAAAATAATGAGTGCATCACAAACAGGAAACTGGGCAATTTTTTATAGACGAATTGATGATCCACTTGTGTGGCATACGATGAGACTATGGAGAAGTGATGGTGTGCTTGTGTCTGCTAAAACATATGATCAAGTTTATAAATTTAGACGCTTCAGAGAAGCGTGGGAGTTTGCAAAGAATTTAATTACAGGTGGAGAATTAGGTATACCTGTTTATGATGCTGAGGTACGTCGTGTTTGTAAAGCTAAGGGTGAAGCATTCTACTTAGCAGGAAACTAATTGTATTAAGAAATACAGGTTGACAAAGCATACATAGTATGGTATGCTTATACCATCGTTCATCCCACTTTAGGGTGGGACGCAAGTAAGTCGCGGAACGGAGCCGTTCATCCCATGCTAGAATTATTATTCTATTCATCACTCACATGTGCTCAAGCTGATGCAGTTATGCTTCGGATGAGGACAAACGAGAATATTCCCCCCGAATATAAGGTGGAATTGATTGAGGTCATGAAGGAATCAACCCCTGAATGCTACCCTTGGGACGCAAACGACTGAAGGAACGGGGACTAACCACCCTACTTCTTCAGGAGTCAACTCATGAACACACTTAATCAAATCAAGAAGCAGATCATCAAGAGATCTGCTCTACACGACGCTCAGATTCTTCACACTACATATCGTGGTGTTAAGTATGATACAGGTAGTGTAGAATCTAAAGAGACCCATGGCACATTCTGCTATCGTGGTCAACTTTATAAAAAGTGATTAACTTACTTATCCAGAGAGGGTTTTGACCCTCTCTTTTTTTATGAGTATAAACTAGTAGGCAATAATATTCGTTGCAATTTTTCTTTAATTGAATGTACCAAAAATAAATAGTGGTAGAATTATGCGAGGTGGAAAAATGAACCCTTCTCTCCCCTTTATTATGGTTTATTGCATGGAGAAAACTAATGCACAATCTATTGTCCAGATCTCAACTTAACCAGTGGAGACATTTAGAAACTACTGTAGACACTTTGGAGGTGGAAAATCAAAAGCTCGATGACTACTATGAATGTTTAGTCGAATGCGATTTAGAAAACCAAACTTATTGTAAACGAATATGTAGAAAAATTTTAACGTAAATATCTAGAGAGGGGTTGCAACCCCTCTTTTTTTATGCTATGATGCTACTATCTGTAACATAAATATGGATAGAGCAAGACTAAAACTCATTGTCAAAAACCTCAAATCTCTGGTCAATGCATTGGAGAGTGAAGTGTATTCAAATGTGGATGCATACAAATATGTTCATCCTTGGGACGAACATGTAAACAAAACAAAAGCTAGAGTATTAACCTCAGAGAATGACGATGACGGATATGCAGATTGATTGGCGTTACAGTGATAAACGAATGGACGTGAGAACACAAGGACTTAATATCCTACTCAAGAAATTTGGACCTGAGTTATGCTCAGACGGATCACCAAGGTATTCATCCCAAAGCATTTACGAATGCATTCACGATTGGGTATCACAAGGTAACGCAAGTACATCTGGTATTGTTGCCTACTACAAAGCGTACTATGACCCGACTAAAAGACCAGATAAGATTAGCAAAGAAAGCTATTAAGGAAGCAAAGATTAAACCTGATCTGTATACAGATGAGGAATTGCAATACATGACATTAGCACTTATACGTGCTAAGATACAACTGAAAGTAAAACAACAACAAAGAAAACAGGAGAAAGGATTTAGTAATGAACTCAGTGAAACTCGTAACAGTGACACCAGACGCAGAGAAAATGATGGGGTACGTGGCGAGAGTATCGAACCCAAACAATCAGGATAATCCTAAGGTTTCTGGTCTGTTAAAGTATTGTATCAAGCACAACCACTGGAGCGTCTTTGAGCAGGCACACATGACGCTTGAGATCGAGACATCTAGAGGAATCGCAGCTCAAGTTCTACGACATAGATCTTTTACATTCCAAGAGTTTTCTCAACGGTATGCTGATAGTTCTATGCTAGCAGATCGTATTCCTCTACCTGATTTACGTCGTCAAGATAAAAAGAATCGTCAGAATTCTACTGATGATTTAGATGCTTTTCATAAGCAAGAGTTTGAGATTGCTATCGAGAGGCATTTTGCTTCTTCTATGGATCTATACCAGACTATGCTTGATCACGGTGTGGCAAAGGAATGTGCTAGATTTGTGCTTCCTTTGGCAGTTCCTACAAAAATCTACATGACAGGATCAGTTCGGTCATGGATCCATTATATTGAATTGCGTTCTGCTCATGGAACGCAGAAAGAACACATGCTGATTGCAGAAGATGCACGTCGTGTATTCTCTGAACAGTTTCCTATTTGTGCGGAGGCACTTGAC